GTGGCTTTATCTGGTGGACTGCTCAACAGGCAGCCACCATTTCTGATTTAGAAGAAACAGTTTCTCAGCTTGGATCGCGTATGGCGATTGAGGATAATGTTAATCTTCGTCGTGACCTTACAGAAAACAGCGATGACATAGATGAGCTTTGGGATGAGGCTGATGATCTATGGCATGAGATTGATGGCATGATAATGAGCATTGGTGCGATCAATGGCATCAAGCAGCGCATTGCGGTAATTGAGAATGAACTGAAATATATAAACCGTGATCATGGCACCATGATGGACATGAAGGGTGGCATGGAATGATATGGCTATTCTTGAAACTATAGCCGCAGCTAACGCAGCTTACGGTGTCATTCGAACCTGCTTACAGAATGGCAAAGAAGTTACTGGTTTGGTGTCAGAGGTTGGTAAGTTTCTTCAAGCTGAAGAAGAATTAGAAACACTTCACAAGAAAAAACAGAATGATCCTTTAGCCAATCTTCTTGGCAAAGACATATCTGACTGGGAACACTTTCAACATCTTGAAGACATAAGGCAAAAGCGCAAGGAGCTTGAAAGCTATTGTCGCCTCTATGCACCCGCTGGCACATGGGATCGATGGGTAAAGTACCAAGCTGATGCTAGGATTGCCCGCAAACAGGCTCGTAAAGCCGCTGAGAAGGCGCGTGAGGAACGTAATGAATTGATTATAGCCATCGTATGCATAGCTGGTGGTATCATCGCTCTAGTTGGCATTTTTTGGTGGATTGGTAAAAGCATAGGAAAGTGGTAATGGTTTATGTTCTAGTCTTTGTTCACTTGCTTGGCGGTGACAATCTTCAGTATTACCAAATAGGAAGTTCATTTTCGAATGAAGTGGATTGCAACAAGGAACGCGCGAAGGCATCGGCCTTGTTAACTAAGAATGGCACAGGATTATTCTGCTTACAGGTTAATAGAAATTAGTGGCAATCGGTGGGGTGTTTTGACTGACACGAATAAGTTGGTTATCATTACTCACGATAGACGGATAGCGAAAGGATACATGCAATGGCTAAGACGTTCATCGACGACTGGAAGATCATCCCAAGACTGATGATGCTTGCGGTTACTATTCTCACTTATCAATCTGTTCACTGGTACATGAGTTTGCCTGATCCTACTAACGGTCAGGCTGGCCTAGTGTCTGTGTGCATGGGTGCATTGACTGGGTGCTTTGGCATCTGGATGAATGGCGAGGCTAAGAAATGATTGGTCAGGTTATATCGGCGGTGGGTGGGTTAGCTACTAGCTACATCGATGGCAAGACTGCGGTGCAAAAAGCAAACGCAGAGATCAAACTAAAGCAAGCTACTGGTGAGATTAACTGGGAGCAGTCTGCAATAGAAGCTAGTAAAGAGAGTTGGAAAGACGAGCTATGGACTATTGTTTTCGTAGCTATATTACTTGCTAACTTCATACCTTCTATGCAGAATATAATGGCACAAGGTTTTGCTAATTTGCAGGAGTGTCCATTATGGGTTCAATGGGGAATGTACGCTTCAATAGCGGCCTCGTTTGGAATCCGCACGATGCGTGGATTGGGAGGCAAGAAATGAGTAAGTTCAAATTAAGTAAGCGTAGTCTTAACAAACTGGTAGGAGTTGAGCCGCGCCTTGTTGATACTGTTGTCCTTGCCATACGATTAACACGTGTAGACTTTGGCGTAACTTGTGGTCTTCGCACCTTGGAAGAGCAGAAGAAACTTGTAGCTACTGGTCGTAGTCAAACAATGAATAGTAAACACATCCCACAATCAGATGAGTACTCACATGCCGTAGACGTTTTAGCCTATGTGGATTCGGAAGTTTGCTGGGAGTTGAATGTCTATGATGAGATATGCGATGCGATGGCAGCGGCAGCAAAAGAAACTGGCGCGTCAATTAAGTGGGGTGCAGCTTGGAGCGAAGGCGACATTCGCGCGTATAAAGGCACGGCTGAAGATGCGATGAATGCTTATATCGATCTTCGAAGAAGTCAGGGTCGTCGTCCATTTTTGGATGGACCTCACTTTGAACTTATGAAATAAAACCGTGGGGGCGTAGTCCATATAGCCTATAGACTTGTGGTATAGTCCGACCTGAACCACCGCCCCCACGATCTCATTAAAAGAAACAACACCCTTGTCAGGGTTGATACCGTTGCTTCAGTGCCTAGTCACCGCAGAGGAGTCAGCGGCCTAGACTGCTATGGTTAGATGCTATCCGATGATATGGTCATGTCTACATCAGGCACTCATAGCTTACCACCAACCTAGTTAACGCCTAAAACCTAGGTTGGATTTTATTTGTCATTGTTCTGCGGTAGCTTCCATCTTTCTATCTCAGACATAACAAAATTCTCTGACACATCGAGGATGTATGCAATGTCACTGATGCGCGTTTGAACGATTAGCATTCGGTTAATCATCTTTGCTTGCTTAGATGCGCGGTAAGGCCACTTGCGTTCTGTTGGGTCTTTGGGCAGCGTCTTGGGTGTCACTGGTTCTTTGGCGCGTTTGATGCCACACGCTTTTTCTTTTATTAATTGTTTTTTGAATCCGTCTTGCTCTTGTTTCATTCGCATCATTGCAGCAGTTTCTGATTCATTTGGTCGTCTGCCGTACAATTTAGTAAATGAGTCTACAAAATTAACCATGCGTTTTGCTCCTGTTGGTAAAAAAAGCCAGCCCGAAGGCTGGCAGTTGCGTGGGTGCGAGGCAAAATGCGCGAACATGGAACACCCACGGAGAACATTCGTAGGTTAGAATGGAATCTCATCGTCTTCAAGACGTGCAGCCCCTGGATTGACGTCACGTTCTTGTGTTTGCTGTTGAGGCACTGAGATATTGAATGACATGTAAGGCTTGCCATCTTTCTGTCTGCGCCATCCTGCAATGCGACGATCAGTTTGCGGTGGTGACCACGGCATTTGCTTGTCGTTGGTGTCATAGATTTTACCAGTGTAATCAGGCGCGCCTTCTTTAGCGTTGTCATTCTTAAATAGAACGCCAACCTTTTCGTAAACTTCCATGATCTTCATGCCCGATTTGGTTTCTCGTTGCACAATAACGGCTTTGCTATCGCGACCTTCGATATTGATCTTACCCTGCAAGATCATGCGCATGTCGTCGAATGGTGGGTATGCTACACCGTCATTTGTGTTGTCGTATTCTGCCATGCTTCTGGCTCCTTTGTTAAGTTAGTGGGCGGTTCTTGGGAAACCTGCCGCCCTTCAGGTTGGTAATCACACTTAAAGTGTGGTTCCCAAGAATTAGAAATCGTAGTTATCTGCGCGGACGCGCGCTCGATCCTTGGTAGTCTCGCGCGATCCGCGTCCAACCGTACCATTACCATCATCATCTTCGGTAGGCAGATTGAGCAGAGACAGAATGCCATAACGGCGCGCGTAGGTAATGGCACTACCCAAGCCTTGCATATCTTGCTTGCCTAGCACAAGTGGAATGCGAGTTGAGATAGCTTCATCGCCAGTCTCAGCATCAAAGAATGTAGTAGATACAAACTTGCCGTATTCATCTGCGCCTGTGATGTGGCCTAGATAGAAACCATTAGCTGCTAGTGGGTCAGTAACCTCAGCGATCACGTCTTCCAGTGTCGCGTAGCTGCTACGAAAATGCGGATTGCTGCCGCGCTTCTTGACCGAGCTTACTTCGCTACGGACCTTGATTAGGCGGGTCATGTAATTATTTTTTGGCATCGTGTGTTCTCCTTTTGATGCGTAGTGCGCCACGTTTATCGCGCTTGATTGTTAGGTAATCACAGAAAACTTCTCTCTCATTGTCTGCGACCATGGCTTTGATGTCTTTCTCGACATTCTTAAATTGTTGGGCGTCGTGCCATAGATTGTTGTATGTAACTGCGGCGTCAACAAAAGCGTTGTCATGCGTGGCATCGCGAACGACCATCTCATCGACTGGTACAGAATGCGTTTTGAGTATGGGGACATTGAAACCGATTGGCTCTTCGTCACGTTCAACGTAACCCCAGAAGTCAGACACCACTGCCCACATAGAATTGAAATACTCTTCGTTGTATTCGATGAAGGCGTAGTCATACTTGCTGTTCCCAAAAATTACTGAAAGCCATGCGCCATCTGCGCCAGAGATGTGTGAGTACAATTGTATCTGCGGCATGTACCGCTCGATCACACCATCCATGTTATTAAATGCGTTGGTGTGCTTTGCTTCGACAATTGTATTGGTGCCACGTTGTGCGCCATCGATGGTGCCTTTGACTGGTATGCGTCCGACTTTGGTAACGAACTCTTTCTGATGTGAGCCAACAATAGATTGTGTCTCACGTTCAAACCATTTGAGATTAAAGTCTTCAGTGTGGATGCCAAGCTGCACTGCCAAGTTGTAACGTAAGTCTTCGGACTCGGCGCGACCTGTTTTGATTTCCCATAATTCTAGCCAGTTGCCATCCATAATCTGAACGCAATCTGAGCCTCCGATAAAACCTTTGCGGTTCATTTTGTTCTCCTTTGTGTGCATTTAAATGCTTATTTATTTGTATACACTACTGCATATATGCAGCAGCATCAAGAATTATTTTGCATTGGCATGACGGTTTTCAAGATCATGCTTTAGTATCTCATAGAAGCTTTCGCTGTATAACCCCTTGAGTTCATTT